TTATATTTACAAAGTAACAAAATTGTTAAGTTTAGTAATGACGAGATACAGTGTATGATTGATCGTTATAGTACAGAACTTAAAAAACTTGTTTAGTTTTATTGTTTTATTGTTTTTAAAAGGGTGGCTAATAACTGCCCTTTTTTTTGTTTAAAAAATAATTTGTATATTTACAATATGGAACATTTAAGCAAGGTAGAACTTTTTGGCAAGGTCAAAGAACTACAACACGAAAACAAGTTACTTAAAAACCAATTAAACATCCAAAACGGTATTAATTATGATAAAAAAAGAAACTAACATTTATAATAAGCTATTTAAATTGCAGCAAGAAATAGGTGCTGTAAGTAAGGATGCGAGTAATCCATTTTATAAATCTAAATATTTTGATATAAATTCTCTTATTAAACAACTAAATCCATTACTAGCTAAGCACAAACTTTTATTAATTCAGCCAATTATGGATAATATGGTTACAAGTAGAATATTTTGTTTAGATAACGGAGGAAGTGTAGATAGCAGTCTAACATTGCCAGACATTAACGACCCACAAAAGTTAGGGTCAGCCATTACCTATTATCGTAGATATACACTTGCGAGTTTATTAGGTTTACAGGCTGAAGATGACGATGGTAATTTAGCAAGTAGCAAATCTGTTATTACTGAAGACAAAAGGTGGTTAAATCAAAACACACCTGAGTTTAGTAAAGCCATTGAGTATTTAAAAGGCGGAGGTGATTTAGATAGTATAAAATCTAAATACAAGGTCAGTAAAAAAATGCAGGATGAACTCGCAAAAGTGTAAAATTAAAAGTATATATTACAAAACTAAAATTAATAACAAGGAGTATAAAATTAAAATTTATGGAAAAAAAGAATGTAGCAATTTTATCAGGAAGTATCAACCTTACAGCAATTGATAAAAGTAAGGTGGTAACTGCTAAAAATGGAAATCAATATTTAAACATAACTATGATGATACAAAATGAGTCACAGTATGGAAATAATATCTGGATAACCCAGACCCAAAGCAAAGAAGAACGTGAGGCTAAACAAAAAGCAAACACATTAGGTAACGGTGCGGTGCGTTGGTTGGGTGGGGATATCACATTAGCAGAGCGAAACGAGGTTACAAATACAGAACAAAACCCACAAAGACAGGAAGTCGACTTACCATTTTAAAACATAGGGGGCTTAACAGCCCCTTTTTTTATGACATTAAAACGTTTAAAACGTGGGGAAAAAATGCCTATAGATTTTTGGAATTACAAGGTAAATCCAATATTAGGTTACGAATATGAGGGGCAGCAAAGAAACAGCAAAAAGGAACAAAAAAAATATGGGCTAGACAATAACCAAATTAGATGATAGCACAAACCAAAACAATACAAAACAAAATACTTGATATTAAGTATGGAAGGGTTAAGGAGGGGTTAGGTATAGATATACCGGAGATCGATGAGTATGTACGATATAAGCAGGGAAATTTTAACCTTTTAATAGGACACGCCAACGTAGGCAAAACTACTGTTATATGTTATTTACTAACCGTGTATGCAATAAAGCACAATTTAAGGTTTTTAATTTGGTCAAGCGAAAACACACCACAAAGCATAGTTAGGAAAATTATAGAGTTTAAAATGGGTGTACCAATACACAATGCAGAAGAAAAACAAATAGCTGAAGCGGTAGCTTGGTGTGATAATCATTTTAAAATTATTGATGTTGAGGACTTGTACACTTATAAGGATTTACTTAAAGAAGCTAACGCAGTTAAGGATGCTTGGGATTATGATGGTTTACTTATAGACCCCTACAATAGTTTAGCAAAAGACCATCAGCTTTTAAGAGCAGTAGGGGGACACGAATATGACTACCAGGTAAGTAGCGAGTTTAGGTTATTTGCTAAAAAGAAAAACGTAACTGTTTATTTAAATGCACACGGAGTAACAGAGTCATTAAGGCGAACACATCAAAAAGGACACGAATACGAAAACCTACCAATGCCCTTAGGCTTAGCAGGTGTTGAAGGAGGAGGTAAATGGGGAAACCGAGCGGATGATGTACTTTGTATTCACAGATATACTAGCCATAGTACAGAATGGATGTATAGTAATCTACACGTTTTAAAAGTAAAAGAAAATGAAACAGGCGGTAGGTGTACACCTTACGAAAAGCCTATTTGCCTTAGAATGTCTTTAAATAATGTGGGCTTTGAGTTTATGGGTCAAAACATTTTACATAAAAAACAACTTAAACCAATTCAATTCTAATGGATGCAAACGAAATATTTTCCTACCCCATAGTTTCTTTATTTATAATGCTGATGATTATAGCTTTTATATTTATTGTTATTGCATTTATAGTAAATGGTGAAATAATTATTAGCCCTATTAAAGGTTTTATGGTTGGGGCATTAGTACACGATGAAACATATCAAGAAAACAATAAAAACGTTACAGAATACACCTTACAATGTTTGTTAGGTATAATTAGTGTAAACGTATTATGGGAGAGGCAGGATGGTTAGGTAAAGTAGCTGAACGACATATTGAGTGGATTAGGATTGTGCATTCTTTTGGTGAGTACGACTATGCAGATGATATAGTACAGGAAATGTATCTTGTTTTAAATAAATATGCAAGTGAAGAAAAAATTATTGAGAAAGATGTTGTTAGCAGGGGCTATTGCTATTTCACCCTTCGGTCTATTTTTTTACAGTATTGTAATGCTAAGAAAAAAATTAAAAAAGTTGAGCTTGACGATGAAGAAATTTATACGCAAATTGCGGACGATTCGCAAATGGATGACGAAATAGGCTATAACGAAATTACTACGAAAATAGACAATCACATAGAGGGTTGGAGGTGGTATGATAAAACCCTATTTATATTGTACAGGGATACAAATATGTCCATTAGAAAAATAGCAGAAGAAACCAATATAAGTTGGGTGAGTATATTTAACACACTAAAAAAGTGTAAGGAAGAATTAAAAGAAATATTTAAAGAGGACTACGAGGACTATATAAATCAAGATTATGACAGAATTTAAGGGGGATAAAAGAACCAAAGAGTTTAAGGAGTGGAAGAAGAACCACGAAAACGCAAGTAAAGGGTTAGGTGATACTGTAGAAAAGATTACTAAAGCCACAGGAATAAAGAAAGCTGTTAAATGGTTGGCAGGAGATGACTGTGGATGCGATGACCGTAAGGATAAACTAAACAAACTTTTTCCAAGACGTAAACCAGAGTGTTTAAACGAGGATGAGTTTTTGTATTTACAAGAGAAGTTTGTAAACCGCAAAAGCACAATACTATCAGACGAACAGCAAAGGATGTTAGAAATATACAACAGGGTTTTCAGCGATAACGTACAACCCACTAACTGCTCACCCTGTTTTGTGAATGGTGTTTATAAAAAGTTAGAACAACTTTACAATGAGTACTTGTGAAAAATTGGAACGAAAACGACCTATTTAAATATTTACAGAATTGTTGCTACCCTGATTTGGTTAAGGCAAGAAAGCAGATGTCTAAGTGGGATTGCTACAGTCCCATAAGTAAACACAGAATAGAACTTAAATGTAGGGGTGCGCACTACGACACTTTGCTTATAGAAAGAAAAAAGTACGATGCAATGATTAGTAAGGCAGACGAAAACTTAGACATACCTATTTACATAAATTCTACCCCAAAAGGCATATATAGATTTAATTTGTATATTGTTAATCCAAAGTGGGAAGTACAATATCATAATAAAACAACCCATTTTAGCAACAACAATAAAATAAAAAAAGAGGTAGCTTTGCTGCCTGTTATAGATGCTGAAATACTATGAACAAAAAAATACACAACTTAAAACACATTAACTACTTAGCTAACTTTGATATTATAGCAAATACTTTTTTAGAGTGGCAAGAAAAGAAACCAACTGACACGGTAGATAAGTTAATGGGAAGCCTAATAGATATTAACTATTACATTACAGACATATATACAAACGAACTCTATTACAACGAAAGTTTAACTGAATATAGAACTGCTAAACTTAGGGCTATAGAACGTGCGCATAAGGCTGAAAAGAAAATAGAAGAACTGGAAAAGGAAATAGCAAAACTAAGAAAAGAAAAACAATTAGGATTATGAGTGATAGCAAAAAGAAATACTTTGAAATGCAAACAGACGGTATAGTAGAAGATGTGAAATATATAATGGACAAACGTAGTGAGAAAGGACAAAAAGAATACGGAACAACACTAGAGGATAGTCCAGAAAGCATTAAGTCATTTCTTAATCATTTGCAGGAGGAGCTTATGGATGCGGTACTTTACATACAAAAAATTAAAAAAATAAAATAAATATTGTGTGTTTATAAAATGTTTATTAAATTGCAATATAAAACATTCACAATGAAACAATTTGAAACAATAGGTTATTTTTTAGAGTATGTTATTGATACTAAACTTATAGGCACAAAACGCATTGATAAACCAGACAGAGATGAGGTGGGTTATTATAGCCGAATAAATGCAACAGCCACTGAGGACATTATTCTTGACAATGGTAAAAAAATTAAATCTGGTCAGGATTACTACACACGCATTTACCCATTAAATGGTAGGAGGTCAAAATAATGTTTAGCTACGAAGATTTTTATTATTCAGAACTTACATTAGAACAACTGAAACAACACGTTAAAAGTGGTGGTTTGGGTGGTTATGGCGAAAGATGTCAAAAGGAAATTAATAAAAGATTACAACAACAAAACGAAACACTAAAACTATGATTACATTATTAAACGGAGAGCATTGGGGCAGGGATGAAATACTAACCCAAATGGTAGACGATGATTTCTATTATGGACACTTGGGTAAATATGCCCTAAGCAGCAGCAGTATTAAAACAATACTTAAAAGCCCAAAGACATACAGGAACGTAATTAAATATGGTAGCGACTCTGAAACACCTGCCCTAATAGCAGGTAAATTATTTCATTGTATGATCCTTGAACCTCAAAAGTTAGACAAGTTGCATTTTGTAGAAGCAAGTACACGCAATACAAATGTTTACAAACACGCCAAGGAAGAACACGGTGAGGTATATTTAGAAAAAGAAAAAAAAGCAGCCGAACGTCTAACTGACTCATTATTAAGAAACGAAGCTGCACTTAAACTACTAAACAAAGCAGACTTTGAGGTACCTGCCATTGAAATGATGGAGGGTTTGGCAATAAGGGGTAAGGCTGATATATTAAAAGGCGATCACCTTATAGACCTTAAAACGACAGCAGACCTAAATTCTTTTAAATGGTCGGCAGATAAATATGGATATGATCTACAGGCGTGGCTGTATATGCAATTGTTTAACTGCACAAAGTTTACCTTTTTAGTGGTAGACAAATCAAGCTGCGATATTGGTATATTTGAGGTAACAGACGAGTTTTTAGAACGTGGTAAGAATAAATTTATACAAGGTATTGAAAATTACAAATATTTTTTTGAGCAGGACAATGACTTAGACCAGTATGTAATGCGTGGAATACTATGAGGTTGTTTGAGGATGAGTGGGGCATAGATAATAGCCCAATTGATAGCACAGAAATAACTACCACAATACTGTATTTTAGTACAGATGAGTTAAAGGAATTTAAAAAACTTTGCAGGGCTGGTATTAAAAAGGAATTTGCAGAAGACTTTCAACAAAAAGGAAATTTAAGCGATTTTTTACTATTAATATTAAATAGGAATTATGGAGACAATAAGGCTTAAGCAAACATTAACGGACAAGCAAAGTGCAAAATTAAAAGGGACATTTTTAACTAAAAAACATTGGGACAAATTAATTAATTTTGATTGTGATGCATACGATGAAAACACAGGAAAACTACTATTTAGGTTTAGAAAAAATGCTATTCCCTTTGATGTGTTAAAATCTGGATATTTAGCCTTTAAGGATTCTATAACTTTAAATGGTGGACGAGGAATTGCAGCAGGTGGTTATCATAAGCAAATAAGAAAAGATGGCACAGAGGGTAAATTTGACGTATCTCCAAAGGTTGAAAGTGGAAACGTTGGTTTTATGGATGCTAGACCAGGAGGTGGTACCGTTGCGGTGTGTAGAAAAACAGCCTTTGCAAAAGAGCACTTTGACAGGTACAGGGATGGTATTCCGTTTGTACAATATGTAGACAAAAAATACAAGGAATTATGTCCAGAACATTACGCAAAACAAAGGGCTATTGCGGATGGTACAAATAAAAACTATATTATAGATAACACTGCATTTACAACAGTTACAGTAAATCGTAACTTTCAAACCGCAGTACATAAGGACGCAGGCGATTATCCTGAAGGCTTTGGAAACCTAATAATATATCGTGAAGGCGATTATAAAAATGGCTATTTTGTTTTGCCTGAATACGGTGTTGCATTAGATCTACATAATACAGATATCCTGTTTGTTGATGTGCATAGGTGGCACGGAAATACAGATTTTACAGATTGTAGTGATGATTGGTTAAGAATTACATTTGTTATGTATTACAGAGAATATATGTATAAATGTAAATCACCATCAGGAGAATTAGAAAGGATTAAAATGGATCAAACAGGATTTTTAAGACTATGATAGATTATAAGATTGCAATACCATCATATAAAAGACCAGAAACAATTAAGAAAAAAACCTTAGGTTTATTAAATGAATATGGAATAGACAAAAATAAGATTACAGTCTTTGTGGCTAATACTGATGAGGAGTATGAATATAAAAAATCATTAGGGACGGAATACAAAATAGTTGTAGGTGTACCAACAATAGGAAAACAAAGAAATTTTATTGAGCGTTACTATAACGAGGGAACTTACCTAATGATGTTTGATGATGATTTAGACGGTGTTTTTGTCAAAAACGAAAATCAATTGCAAAAAATATATCATCTTGAAAGCGACTTAATAATCAAGGGGTTTCAGGAGTGTATTGATAAAAAAAGCTTTATTTTTGGTGTTTATGCTGCAGCTAACCCCTATTTTATGTTAAACAGGATTTATAAAAAACTATGTTATATTCCAGGAGGTGTGTTTGGTTTAATTATTCAGCACGATGATTTCTTAAAACGTGAGACAAATCACGGTGAGGATTATGAATATAGCATAAGGCAGTATATTAAAAATAAAAAAGTTATTCGATTTGATTATATAACAATTAAATCAAAATTTTTTAAAGAAGAAGGAGGGTTACAAACCATTAGAACAAAAGAATATATATACAACTCTATTAAGTGGATTGAGGATAATTTTTCAGACTATTGTACAATGTATATAAGAAGATCTTCAGGAAACGCAGAACTACGTTTGAAGGACAAAACAGGGGACAAGAATCAAATAAAACTATTTTAATATGGATAAAATACTATCAAACCAATACAACCTTTTTTTTGATGGCGTTGTAAGCGACTATTTCGATGGGTATAAGCAATTGTATTTAGGTGATAAAGATTTTATATTTGCAGATGATTTAGTTAATATAACTGCTGAAATTAAAGTTGTTTCCGCTGATTCTAAATTTACAGGAAAAAAACTAACATTAAACCAAGCGAGAGAATACGCTTCAAATGTAGGGGTAATTGACAATTACGGAAGAACACAAACTTCGTTTTTATTTGAAAGTCATCCATACGTTAAAGACCCCTATGTTATAATTACGCCATTTGTTAAAAATGATAAAATACAAAAGGATGTAAAAAAATATTTAGATCTGAATAAATCAAAGATGTTATATATACATAAGCAGAATCAATTAAGTAGATGGTTGGCATCAGATCACACGGTAGGCGTTTCCCCACAAAAACCCTTACTTTGTGTATAGCAAACAAAAATAATTTATAATGTCTTGAATAATGAAATGAAAGAATATTATTTACTTGCACTATTAGATATACAAAATGGTGTTAGTTTAGATGAATTAAAACAAACATTAAAAATGTACGAGGACATAGAAGATTATGAGGCTTGTGCAGGAATATTAAAAGCAATAAAAGAATTAGAATATGACAATAGAAAAGATTAAAGAAATAGTAGAAACAGAAACAGGAATTGAACTCAACAACAAATCAAGAAGAACAGAGTTAGTATATACAAGAGCAATGTATTATAATTTGTGCAGAGAATATACTTTACATTCTTTAGATGTAATAGGTAAATCAGTAGACAAAAACCACGCAACTGTACTGCACGGTTTAAAACTTTACAGGGATTGGATAGAACAACACGAAGAAAGATACATCCAATCTTAC